CCAGTCGATCCACGATTGTCTTGATAATGCGATACTAGAATCGGAAGCTGAGCTCACGTACAACGATCAAGAGAAAGTGCGTTCCTTCGCACAGAACATGTTGGAGTTCCAGAAACGCATAAACAAATTCACAGTGAATAATCCTGTGAAACAAATGCTACTGGAATCCAAATGGGCTGTCACTGCAGGCTTTAAATCCTGCGAGTTCTTTGACGAGGACGGTATCATCCGCGGCATCGTGGATATGTCCTTGGTCTTGGAGAGTGACTATGTTATCGTCATCGACCATAAGTCCGGAAGAGTCCGCCCCGCGTCTTATTATAAGACGCAACTAGACTTCTACACGGTTATGGCGCTCGCAGTTTTTCCTCATTTAAAAGGGGTTCAATGCGCCCTACACTACGTAGCACACGGTAAACTTGAATGGGGAAGTCCCGTTACGCCTCAGTATATACGTGAGGTATTGCAGCCGTGGTTGCTTGGCTATTTGAATAAAAAGGCTGAGCGGGTAGACGCAGCTATTGCAACGCCGGGGGTGCATTGCAAGTGGTGCGATTTCCGTGAAATTTGTACGTTCCGGGGGATTAATGGCGAAGCAAGAAAAGGGGACGAAAACACCTAAGTTTGATCCGACTGAGCTTCGTAAGCTTTGGAAGCAACCTACCGAGAACTGGATGACGCTACTGAATACAGTAGGTGCCCAGCAGGTAAAACATGCAGGCCAGACGATCAAGCTCCAGTGTCCGTATCACCCGGATACTAACCCGTCGGGTACGTTGAATATACATAAGGGTCACTTCAAGTGCTTTGCATGCAGCACTTATATTACTGACCCTATTAAGTTTGCTAGTAAATATATTCAAGGCAGCTACATGGATGTGGCGCGGACTTTCCGCGACCATTTCAAAATTGAGAAGCTTGATCTCAAGAAACTAGACGAGACTGAGTTAGAACAACACCGCATGAAGCTATTAGGCGATGTATTTCATCGCTATTTATGCAACGTTTGGGTCGCGGATAAGGCGCCCCAGTCGGCTGTCTCTACAGTCACTTGGTTGAAAAACCGAGGGATTACGTCAGTAGATATGCTGGGCTGCATCGGCATGCTGCCCACGTCGGTTGATCTTCAAAAACTGTGCGCGCAGGCCGGTGCCAGTGAAGACGATATTCTCTGGTGTATGCGTCTCGTCGGCGACTACCTAAACGTTACCTACATGAATTGCGTCGTATATACTTACGGTTTGTCTCCCGACAAATTGACTGCGTTTAAATTGCGCATACCCGGACCGGATAAAGAATCTGTACGGTTTATAAAGGCTGTGGATACTGCGGAGCTAGGCGCATTTGGATTAAATGTGTCGGCTTTTTATAAGCACTATTCGAGTGAAAAGGTTACGCGCTTTACGGCTGTAGAAGGGGAGCACGACGCGCTTGCGTTTATTCAGGGCATGTTGACGCACTGTGCTGATGTAGATGAAGTGGTCATAGCGCTCGGCGGTGCAGGCCATAACGGCGTAGACTTTATGGCTGATCTCGGGTTTAGTGAGTGCCGGTTAATCGGAGATGACGATGCGGCGGGCGATCTCTACCCTACGAGTGTTTTGCCGAAAACACGCGATATTGCTATTCAAGTATTTAAATGGCCACAACGTATACGCAACCACGTACCGGGTAAAATAGACCCCGATGAAGCTATAAAGATTCACGGTTTTGATATAGTATACCGTGAATTCTGTAATCCGAAGAATTACGAATTCGCAACACGTTGGTGCGTAGATCGCGCGAAGCTAAAAATAGCCGTTATTCATCCCGACAATGTTATCGGTTTACAGGAAGTAGCTACTGAATTTACGGGCTACTTAAAAAATGACACAGAGCGGCAGGTATTCGCTGAGGAATTCAACAAAATATGCCCGAGTCTTCCTGCTAGTGAAATACTCCGGCATACGCGTCTTAAAGACGACTCATCCCTGGGTTTTGTAGAGAAGATAAAAGATTGGATGGGGGAGACATACCAAACCACTACGTGGGACAGCCATACAGGTGTACTCAAACTATGGAATAAGAAACTAAAGCAATACTTATACGTACAGGTCAATAAAGACTCTGCAATGACGCAGTTTGCCCGGTATACGAGCAAAGGTAGTATGTATTATTGGGCGCGTGACGAGATCGGATTACCTTCGTACTTCCCCGACGTAGAAGCCCCTGATGCAGGCCAGACTGCCTTGGATAAAACTGAAGACATGATCGAGGATGCGGTGCAGCGCGCGTACCGCATGCTTTCTTCTGAAGCGGTAGACGAAGCTAAAACCCGCATCAAAGGGCAAGGCATTCACCTTGACCATACGCAGAATGGTGCCCCGGGCTATTTCATAAATGGCAACAGTATTTACAAGCTAAAATGGTCACCTGACTTTAGTAAATTAGCCGCTGTCACGGAATTAGAGGGACCGTTTGATGCCGGGCAGGTGTTTGACCTAGAGCATCGCTATAACCTCATTGATGACATGCGTATAGGTTGGACGGAACTCATTAAATCACCAAAGGACTTAATGCAGCGGCCGGTGTACAGCCCATTTGAGTGTTTTCAGAAAGTACACAAGCTCATTAATCTCGGCTTTGAATTCAAAAATCAAGAGGTTGACGCTCTATACTGTGCTGGCCTGGTTTTTTATAACTATTTGTATGACGTAATGCCTACGCGGAGAATGCTTACGCATTTCTACGCGCAGTTCGAATCGGGAAAGACGACACTTCTTTCGGTAACCTCCAACCACCCCCAACTACGGGAATTCTCGCTGTGTGATCACGCGCTAGCTCTCGATACGTTTACACAAGCCGCGTTTTACCAGACATTCACCAACACGCGACTCGTTGCCGTTTTGGATGAAATGAATGATCCGGATGATGGCTCGATAGAATCCCGTAATCGAAAACTGTTCTACCAACGTACCCGGTCGTTAGCCACGAGTGGTTCGACTACGCTCAACCAGGGAACGGTGGATGGTAAGGGTCGCTCTTTCAATATCGCTAATACGGTGATTACTGCGAGCGGCACGCCTATTCACGATCCTATGGACGAAAGCCGGTTTAACACAGTTAACCTAAAAAAGAACGCCAATCGAAATAACGTGCGCCTGTTGCTACGCGCCGCGTTTACGGCTACGGAGATACAAAACCTCCGTCTGAGCATACTGCTTAACGCAATAACGTTAGCGCCTAATGTAGCGACGCAGTACGCGTATTTATACGATCGTTACGGTAGTCGCCGTGAAGCGGATGCTAAGGGCACGACTACGATACAGAACGTGGATCGGTTTACTGAGAATCTCATGCCGATGGCGGCTATTCTCAACGTGTTCGGGCAGGATGGTCAGCAGTTCATTGATAAATACAGAGATACGCGCAAGCAGCAAGTCTACGAGCGTTCGCACAGCACGCCGGGTCATGCGCTCATAGATACCATCCTTACGTCTAGTATTCCTTCGCGTGAAGAAGAGAATCAAATGACGACGATCAAGTCACTACTCCTACACCCGCACGACCGTGAGAAGATAAACAACACAAAGGTTGGGGTTTATTATGATGACGCGTGTAAATGCCTTGGTGTAGTCTGGTCTGAAGTAAGGCTAAATCTACTAAAGAATCAGTACAAAACAAGAACGCCCTACGCGCTTAAGTCTGAAGCTGAGACGGTCAGTGATTGGATTTTGAGTAAGCCTGAAGCCGACAAACTCGGTATTATACGTCGACTCATGGCCAAAGGTATGACGAGTTCTTCGGACGTTTATAGCATTATAACGGTACAGTCGTTGATCACGCGCCATGAGGAAGCAGTAGGCGCAGATCAAAAAGAAGAGGATGCTAGAGTCGCTGCACTTAATCCGCCGAAGGAGCTTTCGTTCCGTGAAGCTCCAGCAAGTGTGGTAGATCCGATGGAAGGACTAGGCTGATGACTGACCCTGTAAGTAAGGGACAGATTTGTAAAGGCTGCCCACGCTATGAAAATCGCCGTTGTGGCAGTGGTGATAAAAGCGGGCATGTTCAAGTGCTATTTGTCGCGGAACAGCCCGATGACATTTCTGCGAGTACCGGTCCCGCAGGTACCCCTTTCCGCGGACACGGCGGCAAAGTCGTACGCTCAGCGTTAGACTTTTTAATGCGCAAGCATACTAAGTATGCACAGATTACATATGCCTTTACCTACGCGGCGCAATGCGTATCCCTAGATGATAGCGCGCCCAATAAAGACGTACTGCACCACTGCCAGCCTAATGTGCAGAGCGTGATCAAGCAGTTCGAGCCCAAAGTTATTGTAGCGATGGGTGCGACGGCTTTACGCCAGCTGGGTGTTAAGCAGCAATACAGCGATTCGCGCAATAAATTCCTCAAGCAATACACCTACGACGCCCCTATCTATGTGTCTTTCAGCGAAAAAGCGCTGTTGGCGGCACCGGGCATCTTTGAGACGTTCAAGCTCAACCTGACCAATATATTCGATCGGGTGCTCAACGCTAGTGTGCCGCAGCTTAGCCTCGAAGAACTAGCTACGCAGTACTGTGTACCGAAGACCATGGACGAGGCACTAGCTGTCTGTGACATGATTCGCGATTACCGCAGCGGCAACCTGAGCGCGGAAGATTCGCACATCTCTGTGGATACAGAGACCAATACGTTATACGCCGAAAAGGCCACCTCGAAGATCATCGCATTCTGTTTCGGCTACGATGACGGCAAAGCCGCTACATTGCTCTATGATCACCCTAATGCGGGTGCGGAATATTTACGGCGGCTGCCGGAACTCACTGCTAAAATCAAAGAGTTACTAGCGGGTCGTAAGCCCAAGATATTTCATAACGCTAAATTCGATTTGAAGTTCATTGAGCTGCGTTACGGCATGCCTGTGAACGAAGTATTTTGGGATACCCTTCTAGGGGAACACCTACTCGATGAAGACAAAAAAGGCAATTACGGCCTAAAGGTCCTCACCGCAAACCACATACCGCAATATTGCGGGTACGAAGATAAATTGTACGACTTGCTCGAAGAGAACGAAGTCGTTTCTAAAGCAGACGAAGCGGGCAAAGAACTAGAAGACCTGCGCAAGATTATTGCGACGGAACATCCCGGCTTCCTCAAAGAGCTCGAAGACTATAAAGATGCTCTAGTCATTTACGAGGTTGAGAAAGTTAAGTACGACGCGGCTGTGCGGGAGCATGCTCTGGCCCTTGAAAACTATCACTTCTGCAAAGACTATCTAGCCGGTCGCCAAGCAGCTTGGTCTGTCGATATAGACAGCTGGGAGAAAGGTAAACGCGGACGGCCCAAGAAGCCTGTCAAGTGGTTTACCAAGCCTGAAAAGCCCGAGACGCTGAAAGAGCCGAAGCACCCTAAAGATCCGCGTACCAAGAAAGAGCAGCAGATTAGCAAAGACGCGGGCTTTGAGAATATTCCCGTACATGACCTGCAAGTTTACGGCGCTGTCGATGGTGACGTAACGCGGCAACTTGCTAATATACAACTTCGACGTATTTTCGTTGAGCGGTCTAAAGTACGCCCCCTAATGCGTACGCACGCTATTCCGGCGTCTCGTGTATTGGGACGCATGGAATACGAAGGTACGCGCGTTGATCAGGCGTATATCGGCGTACTCGAAGACGCGCTTTCGATTGTCGTGCGCGACACCGAACAAGAGCTCCATCAAATGGTGGCGACTACAAAGCCGCCTGGGCTCAAGTCGTTTAGTCTCAATGGCGCGCAGACACTGGGCAATGTTTTGTACAACTGGGGCTGGGTGCACCCCAACGGTAATAGACAAGATGCGTACGAAATACGCGCTGTCACTAAGACAAACCAGCCAAGTACCTCTGAGAAAGTGCTGCGACAGTTTGTCAGCTACGAAGACGATAAAAAGACCATACCTACAGAGTCCGCGTACTTTATCGAGCGACTATTGCGTTATCGCAAGGCTAGCAAAGCTCGCAATACGTTTTTGGCAAACGTCCGTGCACTATCTAAGCGCGACGGGTTTTTGCATACACAGTTTCATTTGAACGGTACTGGTACTGGACGGTTGTCCAGTTCTGACATGAACATGCAGAACGTTCCCAAGTACCTCGCGGGTTGGAACCTCAAGAAGCTGTTCATACCGGACTCCAACGAATACCTCATCGTCAACGTCGACTACAAGGGTGCAGAAGTCCGCGTCTTTACGGCGTACGCGCGCGACGAAGCGCTGATCAAGGCACTCAATGAAGGCCTAGATATGCACAGCTTCTTTGCTGCGCAGGTCTTCAAGCGCCCTTACGAGATGTACGCGCGTCGCGATGATGCGACGTTTATACCTGACAAAAATCTACGTCGCCTGTTGGACTTAGAACGCTCCAATATCAAACGCGTCGTGTTCGGGATTCTCTATGGTGCGGGTCCAGAGAAAATTTCTGAGACAATCGGCGTCAGCGTAGAGGAAGCTAAGGCACTCATTGGCTTGCTCTACCAAATGTTTCCAGAAATTCAGCGCTACGCTGAAATCGTGGAAATGGAAGTCGCTAAATACCAATTTGTCGAAACACATTTCGGTCGACGCAGGCGTTTCCCTCTAGCGGCTATACCGCGCCATGCTGGCCGTGCTAAACGTCAAGGTCGCAACTTCAAAATCCAATCTACAAGCTCCGATATCGTACTCGGTCAGCTCATCGAAATGGACGCGCCCCTGCGTTCCGATTTCGGTGGGCGCATGTTGTTGACCGTGCATGATTCGCTGGTATTTCAATTCCCGAAGAAGTACATTCACCAGCTAAAGCCGTTTGTCAAAGAGTATGCAGAGGCGCGTGTAACCAAGAAGTATCCGTGGTTGCCTGTGCCTTTCGCAGCTGACGTAGAAGTCGGTGACAATTACGGTGAATGTCAGTCTATAGAGAAATACCTAGCGCAGCACCCTATTATCCTACAGGAAGAAGGGATTGTAGAAGAACATGAGCTCCTCACAGAACTCCGACTTGACGCATTTGAAGCAGCTTGAGACGAAGACGTTCGATAAGTACGGAATGACGTTTATGTACCACGTGTCGACAACACATGTTGATGAGTGGGCTTCGCATATTGTTACCGATACTGAAGGTAAACCCGCACGGCAAGAGTGGAAGCAAACGGGCGAGGTACTTAAGGTCAGCGAAGTAATCGACGCTGTACTAAAGGATGACGGACGTTGCCAGGTAGCCCGACCTATTTACTTGTATTCAACAGCGGACGGGCCTTTGCTGGCCATTGCGCTGAAAAACAGCCAGGAATCAGTTGAGTTGCTTGATCCCTGCATTGTTGTCTACGACGGCAAGAGCCAGTTAAATCTCGTGCCTATTTTCGGAGTCAGTCGCGTACTAACCGTAGCACGTACAGCTATACGCTCATGGCAGGCTCCGAACGAATTGTTGCTCGCAGCATACCCTAAATTTCTAATTCAGAATCGTATGTACAAATATCAACTACGTCCCCTAGTACCCTTCGTTACTACGCCTGAATTGACAAACGACGGAACGTAAACTGAGCACATTTCTGGTACAAGTAGATAGAGCAGCAACTCTAGATTATCCCTGTTTCCTCCTAGTTGCAGGTACTCGTTACAATGCTGGCGTGGCGCCGCGGGTTCCTAACCTGTTCCCCCGCCCATGCAGTAGGTGTAGCCAGGCACCGAGTAATCTATGAGTTGCTGCTCGGCTCTAAGCCCCGTTGTACGTAAACATCGGGTCCATCGACATAAACTTAGCGGCCATCCAGCCGAATATTTGACCATGGAGACAGTCGTCAGGTTGTGACGGTGCATGCCGCCACACCTTGCGGCCCTGCAACGTGACTTCTTCGTATTCATTTAGCAGGTCTTTGATTGGGATCTGCATACTTCGGATATTTGGAAATATCACACCGCGCCGCTTCATATACATGAAATAGTGATCGATCATCGTCGTACGCTCGGCCATAAACCGATCTGTTCTATTCCAGTAAAATGGACGCGAATTACCACCTCCGCCACCACTTGCGGTACCGCGATATTGCACCTGCATAGCTCTGTGGGGACCTAGCCGTTCGCGCAAATTGGAGTTAGCGAGAGCGCCTTCGCCAGCATCACCGATAATCAAGGAGACATTGAAGCGATTGCAAATATCGACAATGTGATCGATGACACCGCCTGAAATAGGATTTGTCTCGGGATATATTTTAAAGTACAACGTACGCAGCTTGAAGTTGTGCTCGACGTTACCGCTGGTCACACCCCAAACCCACAGCACCGTGCGCGACGTGGCGTTCTGTCCTCCCCCAGACCAGTCGACGCCTGCTACGACGCTGCGTACGTCCGACATGAGTAAGTTGTGCGTAGGGTATTCTTGGACCTCGTATTCTTCGCACATGCTCTCTAATTCTTCTTTAGACAGCAGCCGTGTACCGATAGCGTCCGATGTACCCATCACCTCGTTTTTGAACTTAGAGGGTGGGTAGACGGTGTGCTTGTCGAGAATACGTTTCCAACGGCTATATGCGACGTCTTGATTCTTTTGATCTGTAGGCATCGAGGCCGGCACGTTTTTAGGCAGAATTACCTGCGGTACGTGAAAGCCCTTGATGCGCTTGCCTTCAAATCCTTTAGGGTAGACGTGCATGTCCACCCATTCCCCAATACGCACGTTGAGGTATTTACCGCATTTCAAACATATTGGTCCTAATTTACCTAGGCATTTCTCATCAACAAAGAATTGGTGGGTATTGCAGGCTTGGCACTTAACAACCCACTCGGTCTGCGTACTCCACTGCCACAGCTGCTCAATGGTGTTCTCCATTGATTTAGGCGTACCGCAGTACGTCTCGTACGCGTAATCTGAGTTAGCCATACATTCGTTAATAACGGGGATTACCTCGTCATATAGAATATCCTGGACCTCATCGTAAGCTACGCGATCTGCGGATACACCACGTGCACGGTCAGGGTCATCACTCGCATACGAAAATGCCAACTCAGATCCGTTGGTAAACATTTTCTGATAAACACGACTGGACAGCTCTTTAGATACCCAACGTTGTCTGATATCAGGAGAATAGAATATAGTCTTACCGACACGTGTTTGTGAGAACTTAGTCGTCTGTTCCTGGCTAGGTGCTATAAAAAAACTCTTCCAGTGGGGTGTGCTGCACGCCTCCATGATCAGGAAGTTTGCGAGGGTAGTGCTCTTTGCAACCTGTCGCGCGGTCTTCAATAGCATTGCAGGATATATGTTATTGTAGACGTGTCGATAGAACGGGAAATGCTCCAGCGAGAATGGTTTTCCGTCGAGGTGCAAAAGAGTAGTAACCCACTCTGACCGCCGTATTGATAACTCTGAAGCGTCCGTCATTGACTGTTGAACCTACGGTAGGAATTTATGGCTGATAAGAAAGATATCACGCAACCTTGGGAAAAGCTCGGTATTGGACCCACAGGCATGGGGCAGATACCGAAAATCCTCAACATTGTGTGGGCTATGCAAAAGAAGCTCACTGTGTGCTTGGTCGGCGAAACGGGAATCGGCAAGACTCCGATCGTACACCAATGGTGCAGGGAGAAGGGCGGGTTTATGTACCC